CGGGCCTCGCGCTCGGCAGCCCGGATCAGCGGGCCGAACTTCTCGTCGAACAGAAACAGGCGCGCCGTCCACCAGCGGCGGAACGTCACTCGCTCGGAGTAGCCACCGCCGTAGCGCGCGTCGACGATGGCGATCGCCGCTTCCTCGTCGAACTCGGGGGCGCTGAGGTCCCCGTCGGGGAGGTCGGTGTCGATCCATCCGCGGATGGCTTGGAACGTTGCTTCTTGAGGAGCTTCTGGAGCGCGTCGATACGGGCTAAAAAAGGTCGGAGCACATCCTCGGAATAGAGCTCGTCGGCCTTCTCCGCCACGGCCTGACCGCCCTTGCCGAAGGGCAGCGCCTGATCCTTGTTCTCGGAAGTCAGCGGGACCGGCTCGCCCTCGGCATCGAGGAGGTTCCAGCCGACGACGCCGTGGTCCCGGTAGATCCGCCAGAGGAGTTCCTGGAGACGGACCCCATCGTTGCCGGCGTCGCTGATGGCACCCTGTGCCGCCATGCCCCCGGACGCCGACAGGACCGGGGCGAGATAGACAAGATCCCCGTCTCCATGCGGCGTGCCAGGGCATTCGCACGGGCCGATGGAGACGGGGATGTCGGGACTTCGATCGAATCGGGACATGAGCGCTCCTAGTAGGGCTTACGGAAGGGCGGACAGGCTGTTGACCACGACCGACTTGAACGCATAGGTCAGCGTCGAGTCATAGAAGCCGTGGTAGGTCAGGACGTAGTTGGAGTTGCCGCCGATCTCTCCCTCCGTGACTGAGAACAGCCGGACCGGGAGATAGAACTCGGCCATGTACTTCGTCGAGGTGCCCGCGTTCTCGGTCGAGTTGGCGGCGATCTTGATGTAGCGGTTGGGGACCGGCGTGTCGTCGAGGGTGTTGGCCTCGGCGATCATTGCCGTCGTCTTTTCGACGGTCAGGGTCAGCTCGATCGTCCGCGGCCCACGGCCGTAGGCGCCGAGCTGGAAGCGGGTGTTGGAGCCGTTGGCGTAGCGCTTGAGATCGAGGTTGTCGCCGATCGTCAGCGACGCTCCCCGGACGGCATCGACGATCTGGGTCGCCCCGATCGCACCGGCCACGGAGTTCAGGTAGAACGCGGTGTCCCCGCCGAACATGAACGCGGGATTGGAATCGACGTTGAGCGAGCCGGTCCGGTTGCCGTAGGTGGCGCCCGCGAACACCCAGTCATCGCTGACCGTCCACGGCCCGAGATCCTGCGGCATCGTCATGCCGAACTGGTTGATGACCCCGCCGAAGCCGTTGATCCCGGCGCCCGCCGAGTCGGAGGTGTCGTCGCCGGTCTGGACGCTCCAGTAATCGAAGGCGTCCGCGGTCAGGGACGCGGCGGTGAACGTCCACGTGTACCCGGCGCCGGCGGAGCCGGTCGGGGACACGCCGCCCTTGACGCCTGCCGACAGGCGGATCGGCAGGTCGTTGAACGTCTGCGGCCCGGCGGCACCGGGCATCGTGACGTCGAGCGCCGTGGCATACGGCGCGATGACCGGATCGAGCGACCCGACGTCCACGTCGGGATCGGTCCGGTTGGGGTTGACCACGATTGCGGAGCGGTACGGCAGGACCCGGGTCGCGGGAACAGCGGTGCCGATGACACTCTGCTTCCCGACCTGGATCTTCCGGAACCGCGTGAAGCCCTGCGCCACGGTCGATGTCCCTTTCTCTCTGGGCTGGACACGAAGAAGCCCGTCGGATGACGGGCTTTCGTTGGTGGTTCGGCCCAGAGCGGGCCGGGGCTGAGCGCTTAGGTGCGGCCTTCGAGGATCGAGATGTTCCCGAAGGTGAAGCGGACCGCGGTCCGTTGGGTGTCGCCGTCAGGGGCGGCTTCCTCGGACACCGTGAGCTGGTCCCAGATGGTCCCGGTCACGATGTGCGGGTAGGACGTAAAGTGGTCCACGAGCAGGTCCGTCGCGGCGTCCTGCGTGTCGGCCGTCTCGAGGTTGTCCGTGAGCTGAAAGACCGCCACGATCGAGGGCGACATCAGCCGCTGGCGCAGCCCGGAATCGTGGGTGATCGCCTCGGGCCGCAGGTCGAGGAACGTGAACGGGATGTCGGTGTTCGACGACGGCGGCCTACGGCGGAAGTGGCGCTTGATGACGGTCGGGTGGGCCGCGATGAAGGCGGTCATCATCGTCCCGAACCCGGTGACGACATCGCTCCGGAAGGTGGTCGCCATGTCAGGCGGCCTTGTTCCAGAGGGTCACGATGATGTCCTTGAGGTCCGCCACGGCCTTGCGCGCGCCCGGGATCAGGTACGGGTAGGGCTTGTTGCCCGGGTGGTGGACGAGCATCGCGAAGTTCGTCGGCTTGCCCCCCGAGCGGAGCCTGCCGGTCAGCCTCCGTGGACCGCCCCACGCGAGCACCTTGGCCCGCTTCGGGCGGATGACGTGGGGCTTGGCCCCGAGTTCCAGGGATGCCGCGTACGGGGTGTTGGCGACGACCTTGGCCGAGGTCGCGCTGATCGCGCCGGGCTTGATGTTGCGCTGGAGGAAGCCAGTCCTGCGGTGGACGAGCTTCTGCGCCTCCTGCACCGTCTTGAGCTGCGCTGCGCGCAGGACCGGATGGGGGTCGCCGATCGCCTCCAGCCGGCGGATGAGGTCGTCAAGGCCTTGGACGTTAGACACCGGCCACCGCCGTCCGGATCCGCCAGTTGTGGACGAACACCGGGGACGACACGGGTTCCGCCCCGAGGTCGATCTCCTCGCCCGTGGGCGTCTGGATCACCCCCGATGCCCCGGACTTGGCCCGCCAGTAGAACCACGCCGCGAGGAAGCGGACCTGCTCGTACACGTCTGCGGTCCACGTCGGATGGCCCACGAACGAGGTGATCCGGAGATCGAGCGGGATCGCTCCGTAGCGGCGCCAGAACATGTCGAGGTTCTTGTCCCACCACATCGGGTCGGCCTTGAACCAGTCGGCCCGGTTCGTGTCGAACGCCGCGAGCTGGATCGTCGTCGAGATGTCCGGGTTCCTCCGATCCGGGAGGAGCCAATAGCCCTGCGTCTCGGTCAGGGCCACCCCGTTGAGGGTCACGACCCGCGTGGCGTCGGTTTTCGGGATGTCGGTGATCTGGACGAGCACCTGACCATCGGTCGAGTAGTCGCGCGTCGTGTTGCTGGCGTAGCTGAACGTCCGGCTCGTGTCGTGTTCGGCCTGCGCCGTGCCCGAGTTGATGGCGCTCGTGAGCAGGGCGTCGTCACCCGAACCCGTGAGCCCGAGGTAGGTCTTGAGTTCAGACAGCGTTGGCGCGGGCATGGGGTTCCTCGAGGAGGGCCAGGAACTCCGCGGTCGCGAGGTCCCAGTTGAACGAGCGCTCGACGTGCCTGCGCCCGGCCGCGCCCATCTCGCGCCTCCGGGCGGGCTTGGCGAGCAGGCCGAGGACCGGCTCGACGAAGCCCTTGGGATCGGGCACCGCCCAATCCATCCCGTAGGTCGAGTGGTAGCGGACCGGCTCGCCGTAGCTGTCGTGGAGCGGCGGGATCATCACCCCGCCGGGGCCGATGACCTCGGCTTCGGCGGCCCAGTCCGAGGACACGACGGGCACCTCGCAGGCCAGCGATTCCGCGAGGGTCAGGCCGAACCCCTCACCGCCGGTCGTGGTCATGTACAGGTCGGCCGCGTTGTACAGCGCGACCAGCTTGTCAGTCGAGAGCCCGACGAAGGTGTCGGTCATGCCCGTGAACTGGACCCGCTTGTTGTCCCGGATCTCGGGCGGCATCCGCATCAGCTCGCCGATGAGATCGGAGCCGAGCGGGTCGTTGGCGGCGCAGTGGAGGATCAGATCCACCTCCGGGTCGGCGAGGGCGATCGGGACGAACGCCTCGATGAGCGCCGGGTAGAACTTGCGGACCGCGTTCCGGTCGGCGCGCAGGATGACCTTCCGCCCGGCCAGCCCGAAGTAGTCCTTGCAGGCGTCCTTGGTCCCCAGCCGCCGTCCGTCGACGATCACCGGATCGCGCAGGCTGACCGGCCGGAATACCTGGGTGTCGACGCCGTGGTAGATCCGCGGCACGTACCGCCCGATATGGGCCGAGATGACCCGCTGCCCGTAGTCGCTCATCGCGACCGGCTGGATCAGGCCCCACACGTCGCGCCATGCCGGGGTCAGGTTGTCGCCCTCGATCGGGCAGTAGTGGAGGATCGGGATCGACCGCCACGCCGTCAGCTTGTCCGGTGTGGCCTGCCCGATATGCGACAGGAGGCCCGTCATGTCCGAGATGACCAGCCCCGCGTCGGGCTTCCAGTCGTCGAGCGGATCGAGCCGCCGCCAGAACCCGCCTCCGATCACCTCGGCGCTGACGTTGCCGCCGTAGTCGTCACCGAAGATGCCCGCCGGCCAGACCCGCCCCGCCAGTGGTCCCTTGACCGGCTCGCCGCGGTGGTTGACCGCGAGGACCCGCACGTCCAGCCCCGCCGCGAGGAAGCGGTTGGCGAGTTCGACCGTGACCGTCCCGAAGCCCGTTGCCGAGTAGTGGCCCCAGATCAGGAGCCTCATCGCTTGGCCTTCAGCTCTGCCTTCAACTCTGCGGCAATCTGGCCCAGTCGTTCTCCACTACGCCGAAGCATGAAGT